TTATTTTAAATCTACTTTAATGGGAAGTTCCCAACGGCGTCTATTAAATGTCACGGTTCCATCAATGTTGATTGGTAATTGATTACCGTTGTAGTCGAAAACCTTTATGACTTTACCGCCTTTGTTTACCTCAGCAAGCAAATTACATGTGTGCTCAAGCTTTCCAACTTCTGTGACCATAATCATTAATTGCTGCATGATAAAACCTCGAGAGAAAAAGAGATGAGAATAATTTTGCTCATAATGTGCAATTATCCAGATTATTGAGCAAATAATTGCACACTAAAAAGTCATTACTCAAGAGCCTTCACAATCGCACCGTGTCTTGCTTTGCAATCATTATATTTTGCAACTGTATCAACTGACCAGATCATTAAATCTTTGCCCGTTGTTCCCGCCAATTCATTCAAATTTGGGCATGGCTGCGTTAAGTTAGCTGGTATTACCGGCTTTGATAAGATCGTTGATTTGCTGCACCCCGTCATCATCAATACAGCTAGACTTATAAACAGGACGCTCCACGATCTTTTGCACTTCACGCTCAATATATTCGACTTTAGTGTTTTGCTCTGCTTTGACTTGCTCATAGTCTGCGCTCACTTTATTGATCTGATTTTGCTTTTCTGCAAGAGCTTTCAAATTCTTGCGCTCAATCTCTTGGATCTGAGATTGACACTTTTGTTCAGCTTCTTTTAGCTGACCAGTTTTGTAATTGAGTACGGCTAAAGATATGGCCAATAAAAAAGCGAGAAACACAATAATGATTTCTCGCCAATATTTAGCAGCAAATACAATCCACATCACTGCGCTCCTATACATTTAGCATGTCTTTCAAGCTGTCTAGTCCAGACGCCATAGCATCCATTTTTACGAATAGAGCAATCGCGCTTTGCAACGTACTTATATTTAAGTAATGAGTCGCAAGCCGCTTTATATTGACCAGCTTTCAAGTGTTTAAGCATTGATGATTTTGCGAATGTTGGTACCCCGTACTGATATGAAAAATCCAAGTAAAGGTCATATTCAGTTTGTGATAATTTTACGCCCTTCAATGAATCTTTAAATGCTACTTCACGTTTTGCGACATCATTACGCAACCATTTATCTGCAGTCGCGCATGTAATTGGTGGATCTGTCATTTTTACTGGTGAGCCATCGGGTTTAAATGTAGAACCATGGCCCTGTGTTGGCCGATCCCCTTTAACGGGAATTACTGGCTTTGATGTAAACCCTTCATCGTTTTTTACGCCCACAAAAAAAGCAGCCGAAGCTGCTAAGACTGCTGCAATATATTTAGTCTTGTTTGACATTACAGTCACCTTTTAACTTTTTAATACGTAGCTCGTACTCTGCCTTTCGCAGCTTATGCTCCACCTTCTCACGGCGATTACGCGCCCAAGCGAAATAAAGCTGTACAGCCAAACCAAGTGCAGCAATTACCAAACCACCCCATGCAATTACATCGATTTTTGCTATAAAGCCGATAAATGACCCCACCCCAGTAGTTGCTGTTACTTTTTGCGTTATTGTTGCTGCACCAACCCCGAATGCAGACTGAGTTTCAGACATTTTATTTCTCCAGACATGGGTAATAAAAGCCCCAATTAAGGGGCTCGTTAAAAGGTAATTCCACGGTTTTTCATTCTATCTTTGGATCGGGTAGCCACAGCTTTAATTTCATCTAAAGTTAAAGCTTTATCAAAGATAACCCCTTCTGCAAAAGTTGCTGTATTTGCCGGGGCATTTGATCCCGTGTATGCATTATTGCCAAAAGCAAACTTATTCAGTGCACTTTCGTAAACAGGAGCTGTATAAACTGCTTCGTTTGTTAATTCTGCCGAATTTTGTTGAACGTAAATAATTCCTTTTTTAGTTGCTTTATCTACGCTAACAGCAATAAAAAAGTTTGATGTTTGATTATGCCTAGATGCTGGTGTTAATGACGAAATTCCCCCCGAACCAGCAGCAGCGGTTGACTTAACTGTCAAGTATCCCTTCCCGGCCGAAGCAAAGCCCGCTAAACCACTACTCGTTGTAGAATTGCTGGGTACTAAGTTTCCTAATAAAATAGCTAATTGGGTGTTATTGCATTTCACAACTGCTGTAAGCGTTACACTTTGTGCTGATGTATCAATTAAATCACTTACAAGAGCATTACCTACGGCAGTTGAGATTGTTACTCCCGATTCAGAGTAAATGGGTTGCACTGTAGCACCACTTTGCAATGCTAAAAGTCTATTATTCACTTTATCCGTCAATGAAGCCGATGTGTTTTCAAAAACCCAATGCCCATACGCTTCATACTCAAGATTTGGCAGCAAATCATCAACATTTGATAATTTAGGTAAAGATCTCTTACTTACAAAGTTCTTCGCTTGAAAAAATAATTGAGTCATTTTTAAATTCCTTTATCTGTAAATGCAGTTAATTCAAAATGCGGGCATACGTGATATAGCGGTCTTTCTACACCTGCAATTTCAATTGAATCTGTTGTTGAATCACGGAGATTGCCGGAAGCACCGCCATCTATTGATAATCCAGCACCTAGGTAATCTAGGGCGTATCTAACAATTACCGATGCACCTGTTGCAGGTGGGCTAGACAGTTTGATAATAACTTTGTCATTTTCTGCGCTAATGCCGGAAATCGTTGCCGCAGTATCATTTACTAAAACCTTAAAGCCGTTGTCTGTAGTAGCAGCCAAAGTTGCCGTATCAAGCACAAGTGGCGCTTTCGGCACATCAAAATGAATGTGTATTTCATCACCTACAAGTTGAGCTACTTTCGGGTTGATGAAATCTGATTTTCGCCCATCAATCATATATTGCTTATAAGCTCGACCAACATAAGCACCAAGCCACTTGTAACCAACATTTGTTAAATGAATGCTGTCTTCTGCATATGGCATGTGATACATAGGTGTTGAAAGCATAAAATACGGGCTTTCTCGAACTAAATCTAATTGAGCTTTTGCAATATCAGGCCATGTGCGGGCAGCATATGACATCTGGTAAGTAATAAATGGTGCTGTTTCAGATTGCCCGGTGATTTCTTTAATATCACTGCTTACATCTAACTGCAGCTGTGCAAGTTCAGACTTATAAACCGCATAGGGGGTTCGAACAGTATAAATGGCGTCATTTTCACCCTGCCCCCAATCAATAACTTGCGTTTTGTAAGTCTTATCTCCACTCAACCGTTTTGCTTCAGTTATATGCTTAATCAAAAAGCTATACCATTCAGACCCTTTTTTTTAACTGATCTATACGATACCCACCATGTGCAGCAGTGCTTGCAAAAATCACATGATCTTTCGGATCAATACCGTTTTCAAGCATCATTGCACGGCTTGCATAATTTGCAGCACCAGAACAACAAGTCTCACCGCGATTGCTGTAGCCGTCTGAACTTGGATTATTAAATTGCTCAACCAATGGAATGACCGAAGTTGCAGCAGAGTCCATACGCGGACCCGTACCGAATGTCACATTAAAATAAGGCTGAAGAATACTTAGAATAACTGTTGCGGTAGCACCTGTTTTTAAAGACTGTCCGTATCCAACTATATGGTTTCTTTCGGCTGGAACAGGTTTTGTATTTGTGCCGCCCGCACCATTGATCAACTCATCAAGGCCCGCAATGATGGGCAAGTCATTAAGCATGTCATAACCGATTAAGATTCGTCTTTCAGAATCACCTAGTAGACCCAAATATCTACCATCATTGTAAATTTTTAATCCCGGTACAATTTCTACAACTTGCTCAAGCATTCCAGCATAAATGCCTGTATCTTTTTCTAAGTCATAACCAATTACAACGTTCCCCGCTGCATCAGTAAAAAGAGATTTGATCTTCTCATCATCAGATTTAGCTAATCCGAATAACTGCGATAAAGTTTCAAATACTGATTTTTGTACTGCTAAATTAAATTGTTCATCTGTATATATTCTTGCCTGATCTAGCTCACTTAACCCAGTGTCATGCCAAGCATCAACATTTTCCCCTTCATATTTTCCCCAATACCAAATTTTCTTGGTATCCATAGCTTTTGCTGCTTTAGGTGAAACTGTCGGCGTGCTAGCCAGTAATAGCGCTTCGGTTTGGAACGGTTCAAATCCACCTGTCTCCATTACTTTTTGCACTGCCAATGGTAATGAATAAAAAGGCTCTCCATATCGAGGCTCAATAACAGCAACGGTATTAATAGCCTTTCCAGTATCATCAATATCGCGCTCAAGATTTGCAAATTTTTCAGCATTTAGAGCCATAAATTTTCTCCAAAAAAAATCCCCGCAAATGCGGGGATCTAAAGGACTGGTAATTAAATTAGGTTGTTTTTTATGTCACTATCATTTTGATAGTAACGTTCATCAAGGTTTACGAGTGTTAATTCATTTTCAAAAATACCTGCCCTTCTCTTTGTTGTTATGAGGAATAGATCATCATCTTGCCGATCATCAGTAGAGAGTGAATAAACGGTTTTAACTTCGCCTTCTGTCACCAGTGCTTCAACTGGTGGGCGAGAAAGAACAAAATCAAAATCAGTTTGACCTTGCGTCACCGGAATAATATCTATGTAACCGCTCTTGAGTTGTAGATGGATTACAAATGAATGCTCGGTAGATAGCTTGCAAGGCTGCGAGCCTGTAATGTTTAAGCCATTCCAAGCGAGCACCTCTCCCGATAAAATCGCTTGTGAAGGATCACCAAAGAAAGTTGGTGCAAGTCGAGTATCATCAACCACTGCTACTGGATCGCCACTACCAACCAACTCACCTTCTGCAAAACACGAAAAACGACAATTAATTGCTTGAAATTGAATCTTGTTCCAAGCACGCCACGCAACAATATGCGCTTGCTGCTTATAAACAATTCCATAGCCTTCAATTTTTTTCGGGTTAGTGATTTGGTCATTAGGAATTTTCAAAGTTTTTTCAATCCATCCAGCTTCACTATCAACGTATGTCATTTCCACACCGTCATAATTGTTTTCTGGTTTTGTTCGAATTGTCCTAACTTCAGAACGGGCCTTTTTATTTCGATGATTGAATAATAAATAAGGCTCTCGACCCGCCCGCTCAAGCTCAAAGTAAATCTGACGATTTAGACGGCGATCATTACAGCAAGAGACGCCCGCCAACATTCTTAGAATCTCTTCAAATGATTGATTAGCGTCATCAATTGTGTAATTAAACTCAGCCATCTTTTCTGAGCCGAAATAATCAACAACCTCATCAAAAACTGAATACAGTTTTTCGACATTTACTTCATTCAATGTTCTTCGGCCAATCAACTTATGCAAAGCTAACTCAATTACTAGATCAGGAATAAATCTTGAAGGGATGCGAGTATTCGACTTAACTCCATCACGGTATGAGTAAACCAAACTTTCTGCTATACAGTTTGTCATGCGACTATCAATAGCTGTTGCGGCACGAGTTGCTTGCGTTCGTTGACGAATTAAAATCCGGTTGTCATATACAAGCTTAGACAAATAATGATATGCGTATGCTGTATAAAACTTAGTTTCATCTGACAGATCTACAGCGTCACCATTGTCATTTGTACGGCGCGCTCGAAAGCGCACTGCACCAGTAAATGGCAATGTAATCCACATTGAGCCACCGACACTATCGCGGTTATTCGCTTTACCATTCAGGCGTATTGTTTGGTTATAAACATTGCCTGTTGGGTTTCCGTTTAATACTTGCTGATATTCAACATAAATATCTACAAACTTAGCATCGGATCCCTGATAAATACCATTAAGCGCCTGAAAGTTGAGTAGCAACCCAGTAGCTTTTGCTGACTCAATCGTAAACCATCCAATATAATTTTCTTGGCTCCCTCTTAGCTTAATTGTACTGGTACTGGTTTTCTGATCCGCTAAGTCTGCGAGCTTGTTCCAGTCATCATTCACAGCACTTGGGGTAGCTAAAGAAATTTGCTTGTTGGCTATATCAACGCCAGTTACAACGTAATTACCATCCAAGAAAATGTTTGCTGAATTAGCTGTAAGGTTTGCAGATAAATTAGCCGTTAAAACTTCGGTAAGATTTGCAAAGTTTGAGTTTGTTGAAACTGGATTCTTTAAATGAATCGTATAAACACCAGACACATAGGTAATTGTGTCAATATCATACAAACCTGCAAGATCTAGTTGCCCATTCACAGGATCAGTTACAAGCAAAGAAGTTACATTGATTTTTCGGTAATCTTGAAAGTCTACAACGGTCTGATTTGAAGCAATTGAAAATGTATTATTGGTATTGTCTACATCAACTTGCCCAGTAATAGCCAAGTCATTAATACCAAAATTCGCCCCACTAATAATTAACGAGTCATTAATATCAAACGCATTAAATTTATCAGCAGTGCCTTGATCATTCGCTTTGATCAAATTTGGATATTGGAAATAAATATCACTCGCTTCAATACGCGTGCTGTTTGGCGGCAAAAGAGTTTGTCCGTTAATTGAAGCATTTTGACGGGCAATGACAGGCGGTTGGTCAAAAGTATCACCCCACTTATAAATCGTTTCATTACCTATTAGGGATTGATTGTGTCCATAGGCTGAAAGGCTTGTGCCGGGTATCTCTTGTATTGGTGTATCGCCTGACTTAAAGTTAGAAACTTGCACCGGGTTTTCACAAATACACATCAATGATTCTTCAACTTCAACCCCATCTTTAAAGTATTTGATGACTGGGGCAAAAAGATCTGGAATAGCCTTGACACGACCCAAAATGAAAGGAATGCGTTGTTTTAACCGTTGGCGGTTTTCTGGATCTGATAAGTTGTTGTTGCTTGAACCGGACATTGAGCCGTTATTGCTCATGTTTGGCTTGGGAACTTTAACCAAAGCAGAAACAGCAGAACCCAGAATCTTTGTTGCAACCCATGTCACAAATGAGCTTAATTCACCCGGATGACAAACAATACTGCAGTCATCTGCAATTTCGGTTAAGCGCGCAATTGATGCCTTATCTTTTATTGATGGTGTTATGTCATTTTCCGGGCAAGGATTACCGAGATAAATTTTTGCTTGAGGAAATTGTTTTTTTACTTTAAGAAATTCAAACAGAATGTTATCTGTATCGATTACATCAACTTCGTTCTTGTTGAGAGAGTTCTGGTAAAGATAAATTTGGCTCATAATATCGAATCCGACTAAAAATACTATTCGCCTGCTCTACAGTGATTCTCTGCGGCCCGCGTTCGATCAAATGAAAAATTCGACCCTGAAAAAAAAGCCCCACGTGGGAGCTTTGATCTAGATAAGTCATTAAGACAATGCAGCCGTCTTTCGGCTTTTTGATGTGCTTGTTTCTGTGAACTGTATTACGTGATGTTTTTATTGATTCCTGTAATGGTCCAGTTAAACCCAAGAAACACGGCGTGTAATCTTTCTCAAAGATGACCTTTGCGGCCAAGATGACGAAATGCACGCAATGGAAATTTTCTGGATCATAGACACAATAAAAAAGCTGACGAATATTCATGAGTAAAATCCCTCTAAACTAGGATCTGTACTTGCCGAATAAATTTCCCCATTTCCTGAATCATTCAAACCGGGAGCTTGCGCCTCAAAGCTAGTGCCTTTCCAATCCCTTGTAATTACAATAACTTCAAGCCCTTTAGCATATGTACACGGCAGGTCATATTTGCCGATAACATATGCTCTATAATTCAATATAGGTGGTATTCGAACCGAGTCTTTTAAAACAAGATCAACCAAGTCGGGGATTTCAGATCCTACATCACCGATAGCTGCCGTAATTTTCTGATCCAGATTCTCCTCTTCATTACTCCGTGTAATATTGAGAGGAGCAAAAGAATAGGTAAAAGTCTGCCCATCCTCATGTGTTAGATCCATCGGATCACTACCATTCACGATATATCGAAGTACACGAGGCCAACTGGGGTGCGATACTTCGATACATTCAAGCAAGCCGACTGGACCGGAGGACTGGTCTAAAACTGCTAGCATTTCATCAGTAATAATCATCACTAAACTCCTGTAGCGTTCGGGAACCATTCATTTGGTACTTTTTCAATTGTGCCTATAACTGCCAGGCCTCCATTTTGCCAAGCCTCAATAATGTCCCTGTCATTTTCATGATCACGGTGAATAGGCTTGATTCTTAGCTGAAAACTGAGTTGAAGGATTTTTCCATCTCGCTCTACTTCTTTTGGACGCGAATCTGCAACAAACCTGCACTCGCATTCCTCTAGCCTTGCATTGTCTAATGCTAGCCTCCAAAGCCAGTTACTAGGTTTGTACTGCTTGTCACGCCAAAAAGCCCAGAAGTACTCCTTTTCATCCTCGTTATTTAGAGAGATAGAAACGTTTACCGTGTGCCAAGCTCCTACAAAAAAAGGGACCTGTCTTGGAGGTCCCCCTTCTGTTTCTTGCTCTCGCAAATTGCTGCCCGGTGTAAAGTCATACCCCTTTAACAACGGGCAGAGCATGAACTTATCCAATTTTTACCCCCTGTTTCTTGAGATATTGAAACTTTCCTGCATTGCTTGGCTGTACTTGCTGTTTGGGTTGTATACATCATCAATAGTCACATACACCTTCCCGTCATCACCAACATTCGTTTCAACATTTGCTTTACTGTTGTTGTAAACCACAACTTGAGGCCCACTATCTTTTTGATTGTTCAAATAGTTAGTAAGATCTTTGTTCTGGTTAGGGTTCAATACACGTTCACCACCATCAAGCAACCAAGTCCCCTCTTTGGGCACACTATCAATACCATTGTGCGCCATACCTGTAAGGTTTACAGATTTGATCTGAGCTGCTTGTGCAACTTGTACTGCTACAGCAGCACCAGCCAAAACAGGTGCAATGTATGGCCCGATCATTGGTATTAATGAAGCAGATGTATAAACGTTTGAGTAAGTCTGTGGTGCATTCATAATTGCTTGAGCAACTGCAAATGCTTTAGACATGGCAAACATGGTTTTATAGGCTGCCGATTGTTCACCCATTAAACCACCCATTAAATCAGCCATCCCCCCCAAAGTTTCAGAAGCAACCCTTGCTCCAAGTGCCGACTTTTTAAGCTCATAATTTTGATCGATCATAAACATACGATCTTTATGTGCTTGCCAAATTGCCTCTTGTTCTGCGGCTGACTCCGAAAGAGCTGCTTGTGCTTCTGCAAGGGCCATAGATTGTGAAGTTTGCCCAAGTCTTTCTTGATCCAGTTGATAAAGATCACTTGAGCCATTTAGGCTTGCGTTAGTGCTATCCCACGCCATGCTCGCTTGGGTTGCTTTATCTAACTTTCCTAATTGCTCTTGAGCTTGTAGTAACGCAATTCGCTTTTGCTGTTCGTCCTTAGAGATTTGTGAATTAAGTAAAATCTGCGAACGCTCGAATGAAAAGCGTATTTGCATATTTTCCAGTTCAGTTCTTAAAAATGCACTCGCATCACTTAAGCGTTGTTCTTGAGCAAGCTTTTCCCAAGCTATTTCCTGTTGTTTTTGACGCTCCAAAGCTGCAGTAATTTCTGCTTTTTTTGTTGTGTCATACTCAACATTTGCATTAACAAGTTGCTTTTGAATATCGTAATCACGTTCAATTTGCTTTATACGATCAGTTTCAAAAGAGAAGTATTGGTTATACTCCTGTTCTTTTTCAGCTTTTAATTTCGCAATTTGAGCGGCATATAAAGCATCCTCTTGAGCAAGTTTTTCTTTTAGCTGCGGAGTTCCACCATAAGCAAATGTGATCTTATCTACATTATCTTGATGCTCCTTAGCCAGTCGTTGAGCTTCGGTGTAATACCGAGCATCGACATCTTTTTTAGCATCATCAATGGCTTTTTGAGATTCAGCAGCCTTATTAATTAATTCAAGTTGATCTGCCTGCGTAGGCATTAAAATTGAATTGTCTACAGTAGATTTTCCAGATACTCCGGCGAACCACTTCTGGAAACCCGGTGCGTAACCAGCAACCTCTTTACGCTTGCTATCTGATAGACCACCTTTTAAATAGGTCCTTAAGCCACCTGCACCTGCATTGTAGGCCATGAGTGCTTTATCCATGGCTCCAAAATCAGCCAAATGTTTAGATAAGTCTTTAGCTGCTGCTGTTGCAATTTCTTCAGTAGAACTTTTGGCATTAAGACCATACTGCTTTCTAAACACACTCGTTGTTTGGAAAAGACCTATTGCCCCAGTATGACTTTTTGCTCCAGCATTCGCCCCAGACTCTTGAAGAATCAAGGCAGCAAGTGTTCCAGCAGGCAAACCATACAAACTTTCAATCTGAGCAAAATTATTTGCCTTAGCAATACCTTGCGCACGAGCAATTGCCGCCAACTCGTCTTTACTAAAAGTATAATTTTTTAGATTGAAGTTTTCGCGGGCAGCAAGTAGCACATCCTTTGGCAATGGTGCTTTAAAAGCATTTTCTCCATTTGCTGCGATCTGTGCATCAGCATAAACATTCGCTTTATCTACACTTACCCCCTCTCTTACAAGTGTCTTGATATATCCTTCTCTAAGCACATCTTGTTTGGCTTGGGTAATGTAGTCACGTTGTTTTTGTGTCAGTGATTGCCATGCCTTAGTAGAGTCTTTGACAGCTTTTGCTTGAGCTTGCTGTGATTTAGTTGTCTCATCAGTAACATCTTTAACTAATTTTTGGATCTCTTTTTGACGATCTATAGAGTTATTTGCAGCATTAATTTTTGTATCTAATTCAGCAACAAACTTAAGTGTACTCTCACTAACCAAGCCTTGCTTTTGTAGCTGAGCAAAAGCATTCTTAGCTTCATCCCCACCTTGTTTTAAGCTAGCAAGGTACGCTTGAATCGCTGTAAATTGCTTAATATCACCTTGAACTTTCAAGTCGTTTTCAAATTGTTCTAACGCTGTAAGAAGACTTTTTAGTTCTTTGGTTTGTTTTTCAACCTCCTCACTTGCCTCAATACCTTTTATAGCTAACTGTGCTGCGGTAAAGCTTTTATATTTTTGTCGAAGTTCACTAAGTGCTAAACCTTGCTCTTCAAATGCACTTGTTGCATCTTGAGTGTGTTTGGTCATCAATAAATATGCACCACCAGCTACAGCAATTTGTGTTGCTAACATTGCCAATCCAGCAGGACCACCAAGTAAAGCCATGACTCCAGCTGTAGCGCCAGCAGATCTTGCAAAGCTTGCTAAGCCCACGCCCGCACGAACTGCAAAAATAGCAGTTTGCCCAAGTTGATATGTAGCGACAACCAAAGCAGGAACAAATCTAGTTGCAATGCCAGCAGATACGGCAATAGTTACCGCTTTAATATCATCCCAATTCTCTATAACTGTTTCGATAGCAGGAACAACATTATTTACAAGTCTTGCCTCGACTCCCTGCCATTGTAAATCCATTAATTGAAGGTTTTCTCTTGCTTGAGCTAGGCTTTTAACCAAATCATCAGACATGATTGCACCAGCTTTTTCAGCCGCGTCACCCCATTTTTTAAATCCTTCACCACCATTTTCTAGCAATGGTATAAGTAAAGAAGAATCTGAAATGATTGCTTCCATGTAGAATTTCATATCATTGGTAGAGGCTCCAGCTTTTTCCAATGAGTTATAAAATAGTTGAAGTGCTTCTGGACCGGACAGCTTTTGAAACTGTTGAATCGTTACACCAACTTTAGGGGCTATATTGGTGAAAAAGTCAGCTAAAGGCCCACCACCTGTTTGCTGAAAATCGCCTATACGATCCTGCATGTCTTTCATTTTGTCTGCAAAAGATTCCAATGAAATTCCAGCAGTTTCTGCCCCTTTGGCGTAATACTGAAATTCACGCACTGAAGCATTCGCAAGTTTTGAAAACTTTTGAATATCATTTCCAGTCTGAATAACTTGATCACTAAAATTAACAAGCTGAGCCACTGAAAGACCAGCCACTGCTCCACTCAATGCACTTACAGCAATAGCAGCAAT